AAAAGGTCAAACCCTAAACTTCTCATACGTTCAGTATATCCTTTACCTGAAACAAAAATAGGAATTTGGTGCCAAGCAAAGGGTTTAAGTCCTTTTTCTGTTATTCTAATTTCATCATAATCTGGTTCATTAGTTTCTAACACTATGTTGAACATTGCTGTAAAAATTTTGTCAGTTGGTGGTTTCTGAGCAAAATCAATCAACGGATCATTAACATCTATACATAATGGTATTTGGTAAGGTTTTAAAATAGATTGTATTGTGCTATCAGCAACATCATCCAATCCAAAACTTACTAAACTACTATCACCAAAAAAATCTAAAATGTCTTTAATGTATAAGGCTCTGTTTATCGATGACCTTCTTGCTAGAGATACAAAGTGATAGTTTATTTCTACATTTTTCCAGTTGTTATTAATAACTTGTAAATCAGTATACCAGTGATATAAATTGCAAACTCCTGAAGTGTAATCTAAAGTTACCTCATATTCCTTAAGTGCATTTTTAGGGTCAACATTTAAAATTATTTTAGCATCAGTTGCCTTTAATTTTTTTAAAATAGCAATACTTAGATTAACTGAGAATAATCCTTCACCTGTACCATCTAATATCAGAGGTTGATCGTTAATATTAATTTTATTACAAATAGCATTTACTCTATCGTCAAAGGACATTGACGGTGAGTCCTTAGTAAGATTTAAGGATTCAACTACTAGATGTATCATTATTTTCTACCTCTACCCAATGTGAATACATTGCAATACGTTTTAAATTAGTATTTAAAAAGTTTACATCAAGCCATTCAACCCCATGTGATAATGATGCACTATGTATAACACATGAATTAGGATCACATTTAAAAGAGTGGATAGGGTTATTTTCACTTTCTCCTACTTTTAAACTTCCACCGAATACATTATCCCATTCTTTGTGCAAATAAAAAACAACCACGTACCTATTAGGTAATGAAAAATTAAATGGATCTGTACTAAATTGTTTTTGGTGAGTGTGCCAATCAGTATTCCTACTATCTTTGTGCCAACAAAATCCAGTCAGTCTGACTTCTTTATTAAGATGGTCATGTAGTATTTTTTCTATGGCAGAGAAAACTTTATGAAAAACTGTATTATCAAATTTGTTGCTAGTTGCGCAGTCTACCGCTATTCCATTAATGTTGTACTTAGCAAGGGAATTTGCAATTTTAGAAAAACTAGGTGCATCAATAACATTGGTGCAATGCAACAATAAATGATCACTTGCATTGATTTGTTGAATATCCATATGATATTTATCAAGAAAAGGAGTCAAGCCTTTTTATCCGACTTATCACTTTTTTCTTGTCTGTATCGGACATGCGAGTCCAAAATTCAATTTCTTTAAGTGTGCGTTTACACCCGACACACAACCGGGTAATAGCATCTACCTTACAAAGACCAATGCACGGTGATTTTATCACCTATTGAAAAATCCACAATGCAAGTATAATCAGTAAAAACAATATAATGCGACCAGTGAAAGTTGCAAGAATAAATTCTAATATTTTCATATTAAGCAACCTTTTTTAGATAGTTAACCATATAATCACAAGAAGTAGTAAAAAGATACCTATAAAGAATAATGCAGACTTAAGATCAATGTTTGGCTTAAGATACATGGGACAGCGACCTTGTTGGTAGTCACAGTATTCAATAGGGATGTTGTCACTATCTAATTTCTTCCTGCAACCGTGTACAGGACATTTGACTATATCATTCATATTAATATTAAGCAACTTTTTCTCTAAGTTCATCGAGGATGATTCCGCAGACACTTTCTCGGTCAACACTGTCACCACAAAAATTGTCTTCAACTCGGGCCCAATGCATTGCAGTAGCAAGAATCACCTCAGGGCGGGTTGCATTAATTTCTGGGTACAAGTCACTGTCACTACCATAGAAAGATAGAACGTAATCGTAAAAGGCTTTTGTTTCATTAATAGTCATTCTAAATTCCTTTTCAAAAATTAAACAGTACGCTCAAATTCAAACTTGCGACCATTCTTGTAAAGATAGCCAACTACTTCACCTGGTGCCCGACTGTCATGGAAGTATTCCATAGTAGGGCTAGTGCGAAACACAGTCATCTTGCCTTCACGGTCAAAATCATGATCTTTAGGATTACCCCAAGTCACCAGTACAAGATTGGGATTAGCATCACGGGCACGTTCAGCCATAGAATGCATACGTGCAGTATGTCGATTGTATGCCGCATTACCGTTATAAAATTCTTTATAAGCATATGCAGTGACTCCGATATCAATCGGTGCACCGATATCCTTGTCAATTGCTTTGACAGTGTTCTTCCGAAGTGTATAAACGTAAATACCCATTTTACTATCTCCTTGCTATATACACACTATATCAACATACGTAGCCAATGTCAACCGAAAAGTTATGCGGCTGACAACATGCTTGCAGGGACACGCCAGTTAGTGCCGAACATGCTAGAAGGATTCTGTTCACGTACAATAATAAATTTGCGATTGACCTTCTCAACGGTACCGATCACAATACCACCTGAGCGGCTGTTAGTAAACTTGACCTTCGAACCCTTAACGAGGGTAAACTTGTTCTTATTTGCAAGTTGCGCACGGGCAAACTTGATAGCATCACCGATTGAATTTAGTTCATCATTAGTGAACGAACCAGCGATAATAGAACGATTGATTTCAGAAATATTCATGTCAAACTCCGTTTTCTCAGTTTATAATTTACTATATACCCAAAAAGTTTCAATGTCAACCATTATTATCCATGCAGTAAGTAGAAATAATCCACTTAGCACGATTGATTGCCTGACGGGCATCCTCTGCCCGCATATAATCGACTTCACCGTATTCGGTAGAAATCATTTCCTGACTGTCACTAAGGATGCTCATAGCCATCATGCCTGCACCACTGAAACGAAACGTCATGCTCTTTTCTACTGCTTCACGCATGCCTGCTTCGGTAACGCCATACATACGAACTTCACGCTTTTCTTGTTCGTTCAAAGTAATCATCTCACCCAATGTATCGTATCGTAAACCCATTTTGTTTCTCCGTTTTCTTAGTGTCAATACATGTATTGTACGCCCAAAACGATTAAATGTCAAGTCCTTTTTCTAGGAAAATTGATTATTTTTGCAGATTTTTGGCTGTGTAAGTTGTTGATTTGTTTAGGTAAATTCTCAAGTAATTCCATAACGTAATTTTGTCGGTCAGAAGGCTGGTTCATGTACCAATTTCTTAGTCCATCTGGACCCTCACTTTGTAAGATTTCTGCAAGGAATTTGTAGTTTGAAAGGTCACGATCATTCATAGATTCAATTATAGTGGATTATAGAATAAATGTCAACTGCCTGTATACCAGTATTTCACAATCTTTTCGGCAGGCTTACCACGAATAGATTGTGAAACATTGGGAAACCCCTCATAGCCTGGCTTGAGTGAGTCACTGTGCCAATATGATGTATGAAAGTTTACTCCAATTACATTAAACTCTCTTTGTGCAACCACTGCCCTTAAGATACCTTCGATGCCAATTGATTGAACACTAAAGTCGGTGATGTAAGTATCTTGTATGCATGGTGTAGTGCTTCCAGTTACAGTAGTTCCCGGCACACAGAAGCCATCTTCTTTCCATCCAGTGACCCAATAGTCATCCCTACTCTGCACTTGAATTTCAAAATACACTGGGATATTTTTTGTAGAAGGACTTGATCCACACCTAAACGAGTCATGAGGAGGAACACATTTGTATTCTAAGTAATGACTATAGATTTCTTTTAATATTACATCTTTAATTAACTCAGGTGATAAGTTGACATTCTCATTTTTTGTAAGAATGCCACCTCCCAAACTAAAATGTAATGCATCTACTTTATCTACAATGCGTGGGTCGCCTACTGGACGCATGTCTTGTCCATATGTAATTTTTCCTGAGTAGTTTGCACGAACATCATCAATGATCTTTGATATTTTAGTAACATAAATTTCACGTAGTATTGGATCATGTAAGTTACCAATGTTCATTGCATTCCAATCTGCGGCAAGTCCAGATATGCCGATACGTTGTGCAACTTTTGCAGTGTCAATCATTTGCTGATGATGCGAATCCATAATGGTATTCAATTGATTAACACTGATGTGATCACCCAATGACAATAAATGTTTATTGTTTACGTCACTAGGAGTAAATTGCCAAGCAAAATAAACTTGTAGATTTCTTTTCTTTGCTTCTTGAACAATAAACTCTACAATATATTCAGGGATATGATATGTATTTTTTTGCATTGTCATAACTTTAGCATCTACGCTATCCCAATAACCAAAGTTATAAATCCAAAACATCGTTGCACCACTAGATTGAATATTGTCTAGTGCTTGTGTATACATTAACTTTACGTATTCATCTTTGGTACACTTGATAGTACCTTTAGCATTGTCATAAATCCAACCAGGATAATAATCTTTGAAACTAATGCCACGCTGAAACGTAACCGGCAATCTTTGTTGTGGAGTAGGTGTGGGTCTGTACCCATTGTATATTGCAGGATACTCGCTGGTATGAGGGTTGGTACAAGTAGGTGTTGTTGCAGTACTAGCCGGAGCAGGTGCGGCGAAAGGTTGTACAGTAACAACTGGGTTAGAAGGACTTGATCCACCGCCACCGCAGGCAGTTAAAACAAGGGCTAATAGTATGCAACAATATTTTTTCATCTTAATATAGTAGCATACTTAAGATTAAATGTCAAATAGGAAATGCCCGCGAACGGGCATTTCGGGTAAACTCAACTGTAAGTGATTACTTTTTTGCGGGGTTATTCACAAACTCGTACATCTTCTGTGCAGTTTCGAGGATTTTCTCTAGACCAGGAAACTCGGGCATGTTAACTGTACTAACAAGTTGACCTGTTTTCTCATCACGTTTGGCACTCATTTCCCAACCATGAAATTTCATTTGATATTCCTGACCAACAAGGTCTTTAGCCATTGCTAAGATATCACTGCGAATTTCATAGCCGTTCTTGTTGAATTTCACTTCTGGTAGTTTTGGTGTGTTTTCGTTCATAATAACATCCTTTAATATATTTAATATTTTACTTATTTTCTTTTGATTTGTCAACTGGTTTGTTGAACTTTTCTGGGTAGTTTAACCTTTCCCATTCTTCGTCTGTGTAAGGCCACCATTGTGTCATGGATGTACTTCCCAACCTTCTCTTGCCCATCGCATAAGAGTAATTAATGCATCTAGGTATATCATTTATATATCTCCATAGAAGCCTTATAGTTACCTGCTCTAGCAAGTGATGCAGCCGTTCTAATTTGGCTGATAGTCTCAAGTAAAGAAAATAGTTTTTTTAAAAATTTCATAGATTCCTTTAAAGTTAAATTGTTACGATACCATATAACAAACCAAAAGAGAACATTAAAACTAGAATGTGCCCAAGTTGGCTTGCTATGGCTGCTTTGGTATGAAGCGGCAAATTACTTTCCCTTCTTTACGAATGTATTAGAAACTGCATCTTGCATAGTTTTTGCCATATCACTGTAAAATGACTTGTCAGCAAAAATGCTAGTAATAGCAGTTGCAGTAGTGAAGCCTGTTTCAACAGCCTTCTTGGTGTATTCAGTTTGGGAATCTACGAATTGATTGAGTGATTTTGCAAGACCTTCGTGCTTAACGAAAGTGTCAACTGCAATTTTTTTGGATGTTTGAACCGCATCAATGGCGGTGTTTGCGAAAGTTGTGAACATAATTTTCTCCTGTGTGTATAATGTGTTCTGTAGTAAACTACAATAATATTTAGTCCTTACTTAGAACTTTAAATGAAAAAGTGGGCAATTACGCCCACTTTTCTTTGTACTTCATCAAAGCAATATGCCTTGCTAACCATAATCTAAATTTAATATGATCAGATAAATCTTTATCATCATCAATTGTGATTATTTTTGGTCTTTGATAACTACGATGTAAGTCTAATATAACTACATCGTATTCATCATTGTAGTCAATATTACTTGGCTGCGGTCGCGGCTTTTTTATCAGCAGGCTTTGCTGAACCCTTTTCGTCTTTGGCAGGGGCACTTTTAGCGGCTTCTGCTTTAGCGGGTGCAGGTGCTGTAGCAGGTGCTGTTGCTGAGGGTGTAGCAGGTTTGGCTTCTTCCTTCTTAGCGGGTGCTTGAGCAAAAGCGGCTGTTGCAAACAATGTTGCGATTAGAGTTGTGACTAATTTCATGATAAGTTTCCTTTTTAAAAGCACAGAACGAAATTGTTACTGTGTACATATATAACGCCTTAGCCCACGATTACGTTGACAGTCGTTTACCCGTTTTAAAAAGATTTTTATTAACGTCCTCTGGCGGTTCTTCGAATGATATTATTTCCACCAAACCCTTTAGATGGTTTTGGTCCTTTGGTATTGTTAAAATTTTGATTAAATTGTTTTGCTTTTTTGTCAGCGAGAACTTTAGCAAGGGGGTTTGGTTTCTTTTCAATATCTTTGTCCATGTTATACTCCGTTAAATGAATCTAGGTATTCTCTTAGTGTTCCATATAGTGTTAGCATCATTGCTATTTTATTGTCGTATATACGAATACTAGGACTTTTCTTTTCAACTTTATTTACTGCAATATAATATGGGCATTTAATTTTCTTAGATAACTCTTGTACAAATGCCTCAGGTGATTTTGTTTTGTCTTTTGATAAACCTAATGGGAAATCATAGTAGGTTATGTTGGCAAGTTCAAACGCTTTAGCACCCTCATCAGAAAGTCTTAGACCGAATCCTGTTCTTCCAGTTAACCACCAACGAAATAGCAAGGTATCAAGTGCTAAGTCCTTCCATGGGTTATCAGCACTATCTGGTATCTCAGAAAGTACTAACTGTGTTACTTGTTCTTTTGATTTAGGATAGGTCATCGGGATAGACACATCTTCCCGAATTCATAAACACAACAGTGAATTTGTCAGTTTTAAATTGTGCGTTTAGTTTACGGCACAAATTACGTGCATGACCCGGGTTACTGAAACTAGTCTTCTTATATTTAGGAGCAACATCATTAGCCAAGTAGTGAGAAGACTTTAAATTGATAGGCTGGTCATCATAGAAAACAGCCCAAATGCCAGATGCTTCTACGATCTGGTCACACTTGTATGTGTTCTTATCAACGTACTCTAATAGTACTTTTGGTTGTGTCCTACTCATTTAAATGATCCGCCTTTTACCTGTATTTCAATTATCTCTTCTTTTTTCTCATCCTGTGCTGTTACGCTATACTCGTACAAATCCGATAGCAACTTAGCGATTTCATCACGCAAACCTCTGGCGTCAGTAATCGGCAAAACTACGTCTTTAGACTGCTTTGCTTCGGTGATTGACACCTTATCCATGAATCGCTTAATATGGATCATCTTAGATATTTATCAAGTTTTCTACCTCTGATTCCGTTTTAAACGGACCTTGATAGGGGTAACGCTGAATAAAGATATATTTGGGGCAAAAAATCGATTGCTTTACACCATTTTGATCAATCAAGAACCATCCTGCGGCATGAAGACACTTAGACTTTTTAGTCTTTGTGTATAGATGTAATCCACGCTTTACGTCAAACATAGAGTTATATGTACGTGCAGTTGTAGGATATTCAGGATAAGGAAGTGAAGGTTTAGAATTATTTGACTTGATGGGCTCAAATCGAATATGTGCCTTCTTTTTAATATCTGTAGTGTTTTTAAACTGCAATGAATTGCCGTTTAATTGTAGACCGTAGCCAGCGTTGTTGGCTGCGATATTACCTACTTTCTTTTCTCCGTCTGTTACGATCCAAAATTGATCTTTAACGATTGGCTTTGCGATTAGTTCTGACATATATTTCATTTCTCTGTTAACATTAGGAACAAGTCCTTTTTGTGTTTTGGTTCCCATAAACTACCTTCGGGGCCGCAGACACCACTGCGTAATCTTGATCCAGCACAATTTTCATAATGCCTTTTAACTTTTGCAGGTCCATCCACTACGTGAAATTCTTCTTCATCAGTTTTGTATGCTTTCTTGCATTTATAGGCATACCTACTTGGCTTGAAAGAAAAACCTAATAGTGCAACAATTCTTTCATTGAACGGCACAAAAGAATGCTTGCATTTGGTACAAAGAAGTTTATTAGTCTCGCTCAACATTTCACCAATTTAGCAAGTAAATGTTGAGCAAGACTTAGATCCTTCTCAGCCTCGTGATCGTTAATTTCTAATAGAACCATTTCACGTAGTACCAATGCATCAAATGCAGTGTTCTCATCAAGTGTGTCAAACCAATCATCCCATGCTTCTGTGCTATCAAGCGACCACATTGTGTCGAGGATATTGACTTGTCGAGCATTTAAACCCGTTAGTGTAACTTTATATTCACCGTAACTCATTTTTCAAATTCCTCCCAAAATAGTTCATTGTCTTTAACATACGCAACTGGCTTTAACCAACCTTTATTTAAACACTCTCTTATTATCATAATATACTCTCTCGGACATGATTTGTCAATCTCTAATCCTGCTCTAGGAGATATAATAAACCCATCTTGCAACATGAAATCAGAATCATTCATGTTGATAGTACGTATCTTTGACCTATAACTAGTATCAAAACTCATTTGACAGTCTCCCAAAAGAACACTTGCACCAGTCTAGCAGACTCATCAGTACTACCAAACAATGGACCAATACCATGAAACATATGACCGGGATAAATTATAAGTCGATTCCATGTAACGTATGATACTAATTCACGTTGCCAATAACTGATATCTTTATCTTCACCATTTGCAACCATGCGCTTATATTCGTCTTTTGATGTTAGAACACGTTCATTAGAAGGCTTATGCTTATAAAAAATAGTACCTTCGGTATCAATTACATCAGGATTCAAATAAACAACACCTGCATATAATGGGAAATTATTTAGTGAATCGTCAGCATGTACTAAATTATTTGAAGTATCCGTTACCTTGCTGATTCGAAACTTGCCACTATCTTTCCCTAGATGTTGAATAACATTACGCTTTAACATCTTGCTTACGTTTAAATCAAGACCAGGAACAAGATAAGGCTTCTTACTCATCTTACCTGGCCAAGGAGCATTACCGTTATTATAATTTCCAGATACCTTATCATCGTCATATTCACAGGTAAGTGCATATTCCCTTACCTTATAAGGGTCTTCGTAGAAGTCATCAATGGTGATAAATGTTGGATTCACGTTTCAGTTTTTTCTAAAATATTACCTTTATACGGGCTATTAAGCCACTTAGCATAAGTCTCAGCCTGATCAGAGATTTTAGTAAGTTCATATTTTCCGCAGAAACGCATAAAGTGAACACCTACTTGGGCTGTAGTAGTAACACGCACATTATCAATAATGGTCTTGTCAACAACAGCCTTGATATTATCGGGCTGTGCTTTCAAGTCAATTAGAATACGATTTCTTTCATAGTCATCACGAACACGATGCTCTTCGCCATTATGATCTACCCAACGCTGTAGCATTAGATTATTCCAATTGAAGCCCTGCTTATTACGGTCCTCAAATGCTTCTTTGATACCAACTTTGTTTTTAGAACCTACTTCACGTACACCGGGATATGCACTGAATACATTATCGCCACCGTCACCACGAATGATCTTCTTAAAGAGTAGGTACTCGGGGGCTTCCAGTAGTTTGGGTTCTTTAGTTTTCTTGTCTTTGATAACACGATCCTTATCATCAAAGTAACCGTCAAGCCGAATCAAGTGACCCTGCACACCATTATACTGATGCACATTTTCTGCAATGAGTTGTTCAAAGTCACTGTCTGTTGAAATGATATAGTGTGTGTCATCGGGATGCAAGTGAATGAAACGTGCAATCAAGTCATCTGCCTCAGCAGTTGGTTCACGTAATACAGAAACGTTAGTCTTCTCACGTAGAAACGTAGTGAACAAGTCATACGTTTCCCAAAACATTTTATTTTCTTCTTGTTCTGTTTCAGTCTGTGACATTGTATCAACAACACGATTTGCTTTATATGGCTGATAGAAATCTTTACGCCATGAACGGCCCTCAAGACAGAATACAACATGGTCAATACCATATCTACGTACTGCTTGATTGACTGATGAAAGAGTAAGATGAAGTGCCATACCAATCTTCTCCCATGTATCTGCATTGCGTGAGGCAACGTGACGGGCACGAAAGAATGTATTTGCGGTGTCTATGAGTGCGTATTTCATAATGTCATTATATACGCATATTTAGTAAATGTCAAGCCTTTTTTTAAGAAGTGGGCTTATAAGATAAAATAACTTCGCCCGAGTTTAATAGAGTGTTGTAATTATGTAACACTATGGATTCGACATTGTGTTGCCATTCTATCCAATCAGAATCGGATAACTTACACAATCTTTCGATTTCATTAACTATTGCAGTGATACGCTGTTCATCATCTACCAAAGTATCATATGTTTCGTCAATATACGGATGAAAGGTTTTGTATCCAAAATCTCTTAGCATCTCTAAGGATCCAGTAAATCCTGCTAGGATAAAAGGTTTCTTGGCTGAAATAAACTTATAAGTTTTTTCAGTAAAGACGAATCCATCTAAACTTAGTTGTCCATGTATTTGATTATAAATTTCATAATTGTCATGTGCATATTTTGATTCAGTAATCACACCAAAATAACTATCTTGAAAATAATCAACATCATCATTACTTACAGACATAAATTTTTCAGTCTGCTTATCTTTGGGAATAGATGCTAATCCCAAATCTAATGGAAACTTATCTTTATGCTCATACATTATATCATGCATTTCCTGATATAGTGTTGGAAACCATTCATACGTGGATCCAAAATGAAATTCATCTTCTGGAAATCTAAAGTAATTAGAAAAATATGCTTCTTTAATTAAGTCTCGCTTAATACATTCAGTAGTAATATATAACCTATGAGGTTTGGTATTGCGATTATAACACAAAAACTTTTTTGATTTTATAGTAGGAGTAGTAGAAATGGTATTATAAATTGAGTTTGCATGTTTGATTTTGCAACTAAACCAATATTCCCACCAATTAACAAAAATTACAGGAATATCATACCAATCAAATCTTTTACAATGTTCTTTATAGTAGATTAGATTTTTAGTACAAGGCGATGCCCCGAAAATAAAGACAAAATTAGAACTCATTCCATTATAATGTTCTACAAATTCTTTAACAATCTTATTTGATGTACTAATTTGATTGAATGCAATACCTTCACTAATAATATTAAGTGCTACTTTAGTTTTATCATTGGCTACTAGAAAATCAGAAATTTCATTAACGTATTCAAATATTACTTCATCATTTGGATGATTTTCAAATAGTGCGGCATTTACAAGAATATACTCGTCTGACAAATAATTAGGTGTGTTAGTAGATAATTCTAATTTAGACATTAACTAACTTCCGTGCGACCATCACCTAAATCACGTGAACGAATAATACGCATATCACTGGTCATATCACGATTGGTTGGATCAGCTTGGTCTTGTTCATAAACTTCTAATGCGATATTACGGCAGACAGTTTGAAACCAACGATCAACAATCATAGCGTCAGTATCTTCCTTCTTAATCCTGTAACCTTGTTTGACCAAGTTTAGTATAAACTTGTCATTCCAGTCTAGGTCAAACGATCCATTATTGATATCATTAGGATCGATCTCTACACTAGTAATAGCAATGTAGGGTTCACCTGCGGCTGTGGCTTTTTCTTTATCAGTTAGTTCAGGCTTCTTTGGTGCAGACTTCTTTTTAACTTCGGGTTGTTTAGGCGCACCAGTTTCACCTGAGCCTAAATCAGGCGTATCGGGTGATAGCCATTTCTTTAATTTTTCAAACATTTTGTACCTTCTTTATATATGTATCATAAAGTGTGAAACTCGCAAGATTTTTTGCTTTACTCTCACACATCATGTCAGCCCATTCATTATGAGTCATAGCCCATTGATTAACTGCATCATTCCAATAGTAGTCACTATGGGCACGAATCTTTTGTTTATTGTGACCACTTTCTAATAGTGTAGTTAGAACCGGGCGAGTTTGATTACAATGTCCGGATAGCACATCCTCACGACTGACACTATAGTGTATAACAGGACGCACACCTTTCCAACTGTCAATAATACGCTTGATGCGGTCATCGTTCGGTTCGATGTATTCTCCCGTCATCACCCAGTGATGATGAATGTCTAGTACAAGTGCGCAAGTATCAGCAAGTTCTAGGCTCGAATCGATACCCCATGAGATTTCGTCATTTTCGATTGTGAGGCAGTTTCTTGCTTCGGGGCTGAGTCTTGGGATAACTGCTTTGATACCGGCTGGACCTTGTCTACCCGATATGTGGACATTGATTTTAAAGTCCTGAAAGGTTCTACCATAACCCATCCAACGTGCCATGTCAGCATGATATTCAAACTCCCTAATACTATTATTTACTACTTCTTCACGATCACTTGCAAGAACTACAAACTGATCAGGGTGAAAAGATAGACGTACATCATGTTCACGTGCAGTTTCACCGATAGGAGCCATCCAACGCTGTAGACTATCCTGTATATCCTGACGTTGCCAAAAGTATTGATAGTCAGGATGAGTATAGAAACTAAACATGTCACTAGTGATACGCAACATACGTAGTTCGGGTTCTAGTGATGCTACTTTCTTAACAAGTGCATGTGTGTTTAGAATATTACGTTTTGCAACTTCGATAATCTTGTCTTCAACTACACTAGCCGTATTGCGTTTTGCCCACGCAAGTGTAGTACCACCTGTGTTAAGACCCTCAACACTAGAAATTTCACCCTTTTTGTTGATTTCTGCAAACTTACACGCAAAACCAATTCGTTTAATCTCTTGATTCATAGATAAATACTTTCATCAGATTAGGAAATACAATGGACATTCGTAACATTTTAAACATAATAACAGAAAATTCAGTTCTTGTCAAGGAAGAATCTCCTCTTTCGGGCAACATGGAAGTCATGAGTTTGGATCAATTCCTTAAAAAATCAGGAGTTGAGCCAGAAGAAGACATGTCCGAAGCCAAATTGGGCGGTGTATCAGCAAGACCATTCAAGGGTGACGAATTACAAGGTTATTTAGATCGTACAGTAAACAAATCAAAAGAAAAAACAGACAAGTACAAGATGCCTTATATCCATAAGAGCAATATTCCTGTTGTGGACGAAAAGGGTAAGAAGTATGATTCTGAAGCCCTAATGAAAGAAATCTCTACACGCCCGCCTAAGATTCTAAAGCAAAATGAAAAGATGCAACATAGCGACGGTACAACTAGTATCTTCTACAATGTAGGGCTACCTGCTTTAACTGGTCTTGCAGTGGATGAAGACAAGGGTGAGTTTGTTATCATTAACACTTGCCCTGGTGCAGGAGCGTGTAAGACTTATTGCTATGCTATGAAGGGCGGATACGTTCAGTGGAAGAGTGTATCGCTTGGACAGTCACGTTTGCTTAACTGGCTCTATAACGATCCACAAGGCTTCATGGCACAACTTGATGCAGAAATCTCAAAAGCAGAAAGTACATATGGCAAGAAGGGTACTAAAGTAGTTATTCGTTGGCATGACGCCGGTGACTTCTTCTCACCTGAATATCTAGAACGTGCTTATGCTCTTGCTAAAAGGCACCCCGATGTTGACTTCTATGCTTACACTAAGTTAGCAGGTGTTGCGCAGGCATCACGTCCAAATAACTTTAAGATGAACTATTCAATGGGTGCTAAGGGTAGTGAAGAACAAAAAATCGACTTCCAAAAGACAAAGAATAGTCGTGTTATTCCACGTGAACTATTCACTGACTTGATTTCTAAAGATGGTGCTAAGTTAGTTAAGGATGCTAAGGGCCGTATGCAGTTTAGTTCTAAGGAAAACTTAGAAACATTTAAGCAACGTCTTGCGGCAAAGTATAGCGTTAAGCCTGAGTCTATCTTAACTTATGACCAAATGATGAGTAAACCACTAGGCAAAGATAATCAATATAACGTTATTGTAATGCCTGGCGACGGAGACGATGGTGCCAATCGCTCAGACATTCTTAACTCATTCTTGTTAATGCACTAAGGAAGTCTTAGTAGTTCATCGATAGAATACAAGTTCTTCATATAGGGGGATACATCTTCTAGTACGCTATAAGGTGCATCCCCTTTTCTACGGGGGCCAACCTTACGTAGAATTGCTTCATCTGAATGTTGATATAGTGCTTCTTTATTGACTTCTAAAAACTTGTCAAAGATTTCTCTAACGGTATACCCTACGCCGTGACCTAAGGATTCAATACGATTAGATGACAGTTCAATTGCAGTTTTAAGTGCATCACAAATTTCATCAACGTGAACGTAATCACGTACACAAGTACCATCTACAGTCTCGTAATCACTACCAAAGATAGTAAACTCTCTAGTATCAGCACTTTTCATTAGATTGTACATTAATCCATCTGGGTTGGTTGGTGCATACCCAGATGATCCGATTACGTTATAAAAACGAAATAGTGTGAATGGGGTAGGCTTGTGTCTTGTATAGAATTCAGTAACTACATCTTCCGCCGCACGTTTACTAACACCATATGGGCTAATACATAGATCAGCCGCGCCAGTTGACGCTAAGATAAAGTTCTTAGTCTTAATCTTATTAATGACATTCATTGTACCATTTACGTTAGTAATATAGTACTGAATAGGCATATGTTCACTCTCGCCCACATTAACTAATGCGGCTAAATGAATAACAGCATCATATTCTTCTTCAATGTTGATAGGACGATTAATGTCCTGCTCATAGAACTTTGCAACTGGATGTTGTGGTTGACGGATATCAAGTCCATGTACTTCATATTCTGACTCTAACAACTTACACAAGTGTGAGCCAATATAACCTGAACATCCTGTAACTAAAATCTTTTTCATTTCTTTTCCTTTAGATGATATAATAAACCGTGTGGGCCTAATGCAGGGAAGTCTTCTACTGATATGATATCAAAATCTTTTTGAAATAATTCTTCAAGTACATCAAACTTAGCATACTCTGAAATAAAGATATCAGCATCGGGTAATAGATAGTTTTTTAAATGTTTAAAAAAATCATAATGAGATTTCCACTCTTCGTCAACAATCAATCGTTCCCAGTTGTCATATAATTTAGTATTCCAGGGTTCTCTATCCGAGTCAATGAAATCTTGCATTGATATTTTACGCCACTCTTTACTGTCATCAGTATGCGGTGGATTTGCTAGTACTAAATCAAATTGTTTGTCAGTTGGGATAACTGAAATACTATTACCTAAATATGCACTGATCTTGTCACTAATATTGTTAGAAGTAGCGTTTTCTAATATGTTTTCAATTGCGGGTTCAAACAAATCATTAAATGACATTGTTTCACATAGATTCTGACTGAATATATCATAGCCAATCAAACCCATACCAGCACACCATTCTAAACCACTTTTATAAGTTTTGTTTTGCTGTTTTACTTTGTCTATAAATTGAAATCGGTGCACCTTTCCACCACCATCTAAGATGATAGGATACTGTATAGTAATATTATCTAAAAGTACTTTTTCCATTTATTATCCCTCAAATCTAAAATGAAGTAATGTAGCATTAGATGCATTAACTTGCATTGTTGGCATAGGTTCTTCACCTACAAATAACAACCCATTAGATATTGCGTATTCAACTATTTCGGGCATTTGTTGATTATTGCCTGGTTCTGATATAAACAAATCAGCGCCTGGCAATAGATATTTACCTATGTTCTTGAAAAATTCAATATGAATATGTTGTCCGTGATCTAATAATAGTCTTTCTAATATATCAACGTTTTCTTGTTTCAAGATATGGCCTCTTTCTGCCCAGTCATCTTCAATATTTTTAATGAATTGATTACTATCCCACATATGCGGGGGATTACCCAACACTAAATCAAATTTTTCTGTTTTAGGTAACTTACCAACTGCATCAACAACATAAGTGGTTACTTGTTCATTAAGATTATTTGCTAAAGCAGTTTCATTACAACTTAGTATAGCAGGTTCATACTTGTCCATCAAAACTAAATGGTCACATACTTTATTACCTAATAGGGCGTAACCAATAAATCCTGGTCCTGCGCACCATTCAAGTGCTTTACTATAGTGAGATTTGCCTTTTCTTTTAACAATACTTAAAAAATCTCTATAGTGAGTACTACCACCGCCGTCCATATTACGTATATTATCTAATACGATTTCGTTATCTAACGTAAATTGTTTTGTATTGTTTACCATCCGTCAAATAATCCAATACTATTAATTTCTTCTACTGGTCTAAAGGTAGGATCTTTTGACAAATACGTATCATTATCGGTGTACCAAACATTAACAAACTTATACTTGTTT